ACGACCGCAGACCCGAAACATACCTAACAGGCGGGTCAATTCTCGGTGGAAACGCCGGGTCAGTTCTCAGTGGCAATCAACAGGGAAGCGGAGAAGGACGCGCGTGTGGCCATCTCTGCCATCGCAGAGGCGAACAAGATGCAGGGCAGCTACGCTCCTGCCAAAGCCGAGCTTGGTGCCCCGGGCGAATGGGAGCAATCGGAAGACAAGACATGGCGTCAGGTGCTGCGCGGCGAAAAGAGGTAGAGAGCAGCGCACACCTTACCAACCCGGCGCTGTTCGATTTCTGGGAAGAGGTCTTCTTCGGCAAAGCCGATATCGCGGTTCTTCACGGCGGCCGGTCAAGCTCAAAGACACGAGACACGGCCTGCCAGTTGGTGAGACTGGTCGACCATGTTGCGGTCAGGATGCGCGTCCTCTGCATCCGGCGCTTCCAGAACCGCATTCAGGATTCGGTTTACACCGAACTGAAATGGGCGATATCGCATCTGGGGCTGCAGGCTGCCTACGACGTCCAGAAGACGACGATCATCCACCGGCGCACCGGCGCGGAGTTCATCTTCTACGGCATCGAACGCAATTTGGAGGACATCAAGGGCACGTCCGACGTCGATATCCTCTGGGTGGAGGAGGCGGAAAACCTCACCCAGGAGCAATGGACGGTTATCGGGCCGACGATCCGTAAGGAAGACAGCCTCGCTATCCTGCTCTTCAACCCCAAGCTCGTCACCGACTATGTCTGGAAGAACTTCGTCGTAAACACTCCGCCGCACACGGTGGTGCACAAGATCGACTGGACGGAAAATCCGTTCCTCTCGCAGAAGGCATTGCGCGATATCGCTGCGATGCAGAGAGCGAATCCGGAACTCTTCGAGCACATCTATGGCGGTGTGCCCCTCGGGGACGGAGAGCTTTCGATCTTCAAGCGCCGGTGGCTCGACGCCTGTGTCGATGCTCATCAGGTTCTGAAGATCAGCCTGACGGGCCGTAACATCATCGGCTTCGACCCGGCCGATGACGGCGAAGACAAGTGCGCCACTGCTGACAAGATCGAAGGCGTCTTCACCGACGCTGTGGACTGGTCGTCCGGCAAGGACGAGCTCGTCCAAAACGCGAAGAAGGTCTGGGCCAAGGCGAAGTTAGCCGGCGCGACGGTATCATATGACACGATCGGCGTTGGGGCTTTCGTCGGTGGCTACATAGACGAGCAGAACAAAGAAAACGGCGCCAAGGTCGAGCATTTCGCGTTTCACGCTGGCGGCGCTGTCATGGACGGCGAGAAGCCGAGCGACCCGCAGAATAGCAATAGCCCGCTCAACAAAAACGAGTACCTGAACCTAAAGGCTCAAGCTTGGGCAAACACTGCGCGCCGGGCGATGCTCACATTCAATGCGATCACACGGGGGCAGGCAATCAAGCCTGAAGATATCTTGTCGTTCTCATCAACGATGGGCGCGGAGAAGCTTGATGCGCTCTTCACTGAGCTTTGTGTGCCATGGTGGGTCGAGAGCGAGGGAAAGAGGCGCGTTGTGCCGAAGGCAAAGCTAAAGAAGGACTTGGGCGTGAAATCTCACAATCTGGCTGATGCGATGATCGCTGCAGACAATGTGAACCTCACCTCCACATTCACACTCATGAATGTCTAGCGGCCAGCCGCGCCGGCCGCTAGGTGTTGCTGCTAAAGCTTTAACGTAGCGACGCTATCCTCGTAGTCCTCTTTGGGATCACCCATGCCAAGGAACAGTTTGAGACCGGCGACGATGCTTGACGCGTCTTTCCAAATCTCTGCTTCACCGGGCTCGAAACGCAGCAGGCAGAGTTTGGGATCGTCTTTGCCTTCCTCGAACCATGCCGCTACGAAGCGGTTCCACAGGCGATCGATGAGGACGGGGTCGTTGTCGACTTCGAGTTTGCCATGGACCGTGGCGAACAGATCATGACCCTTGGATGAGTAGATAATTGTCGCATCAACCGGCGACGACGCACTCTCGGCCAGTTCGGTACCCTTGGCGGTAAAGAAGAAGATCGTTTTTCGGTCGCCGTCGAACTGGGCGGTGAGCGGTTTAGGGTGAACATCCTTCGTCCCGACCATAGCGGTCATGTCGGATCGGATGGACTTCCAGAACTTGTGGGCGAATTCCTGATCGGTGGTCATGACGGTGCCCTTTCTAAGGTGGGGTGCAAAGCGCTGATGGCCGGGACGAGCTGGTGGTCGGCACCTCCCGGCAAATCGGAAACCTAAACACTTGACTGAGCGCAGACGTTCCGAAGGAAAGGCGCGAGAATGACAAATGTGATCGCGCTGTTTCGCGACAGCTTGACAAATCTCGTGTCGCGGATGGGCACCGATCGGGACAAGGCCGCGGGCTCTTTCTATGCACAGGCCTATCTGACCGATGAGCAGTTGATCGCCGCATACACGACGGCCTGGCTTCCCCGGAAGATCGTGGACATTCCGGCTCTTGATGCCTGCCGCAAGTGGCGAGATTGGCAGGCGAAGAAACCGCAGATCGAAGCGATTGAGGAGGAAGAGAAGCGACTGAATGTCAAGGGCAAGATCCTTGAGGCCGCACAGAAGGGGCGTCTCTTCGGTGGTGCCGCGATCTACATCGGAACGGGTGATGCCGACCCATCCGAACCGCTCGATGTGGAGCGTCTCAAGAAGGGGGGGGTCCGCTATCTCAATGTGATGTCGCGCCGCAAATTGAACGCCGGCGAGATCGACCGCGATCCGGAATCGGAATGGTACGGCAAGCCGAAAAACTACAACCTTGCAGGTAACAACGGCCAGCAGATCACCATTCATCCGTCGCGGTTGGTCTTGTTCTCTGGCGCGATGCCCGCCGATGACGAGATTGCCACGAATGTTGGGCAGGGCTGGGGCGATAGTGTTCTTCAATCCACCCTCGACGCGGTGAAGAACGCGGACAGCACCGCGGGGAACATCGCGTCGCTCGTGTTCGAGGCGAAGATCGATATCATCCGCATCCCGAACTTCATGGCGTCTCTCGCGCAGGCGGACTATCGAAGCAAGCTGTTGGAGCGATACACCTTGGCCAACACGGCCAAAGGCATCAATGGAACGCTCCTCCTCGATAAAGAGGAAGAGTATGAGACGAAGACGGCGCAGCTCACTGGGCTACCGGATGTGCTCATGACGTTCCTGCAGATCGTGGCGGGCGCTGCTGACATCCCGGTGACACGTCTCCTCGGCCAGTCCCCGGCCGGTCTAAATTCGACCGGGATTGCCGATATGAAGAATTATCACGACCGCATTCAGTCGATGCAGGAGCTGGAGTTTCAGCCGGCGATGGTGAGACTGGATGAGTGCCTTGAGCGGTCAGCGGGAATTCACGATCCAGCCGTTTACTATCGCTGGGCTCCTCTGGAGCAGATGAGCGAGAAAGAGCGGGCCGACATCTTCAAGCTAACGGCCGATGCTGCCCGGCAACTCGTCGGTACGACGTTCGGTCAGGAGATCATCCCTCGTGAGGCCGTTTCGGATGCGCTCGTCAATCGCCTTGTAGAGGATGGCGTGCTTCCGGGCCTTGACGCCGCCATGGAAGAATACGGCAAGCTGAGCGAACAGGAGCCATCCGAGGACGAGTTTATGGCAGCAGCGGTTTCACAGGCACCGAAGACTGCAAACGTGACACGGATGCAGTCCGCGGCGAACGACGCTGCTCCTCGCACGCTATATGTCCGACGCGACGTCCTGAACGCCGCCGAGATCATCGCATGGGCCAAGGGGCAGGGGTTCAAAACGATGCTGCCAGCCGATGAACTGCACGTCACCATCACATTCAGCCGCACACCGGTGGATTGGATGGAAATGGGCAGCACGTGGGAAGATGAGGTGAAAATACCGCGCGGCGGTGCCCGACTGATGGAGAAATTCGGCGAGGCGCGCGTCCTGCTGTTCAACTCCAACATGCTTCGCTGGCGTCATGACGAGATGGTTGACAAGGGCGCGTCGTGGGATCACCCGGAGTACCAGCCGCATATCACCATCAGCTACGACAAGGATGCGCCGGATCTCGCGAACGTCGAGCCCTATCAGGGTGAGATCGTGCTGGGTCCGGAGATATTCCAGGAGGTCAACGAGGACTGGCAGCAGGGACTCGTTGGGGAATGACATCCGAGGAGCGCGAAGTCTTCGATCGTTTGGTGGATGCGTGGAACGCCTTCACGCGCCTGCCAGTTGAACATGCTGACGACAACGACGAATTTCGTCACGGCATCCACGTCTTGCAACGCCAGATCATGGCCCGCTCCACCCGTCGTACCCTGAACATCAAGGACTGATCCATGCAATTCACCGACGCTGTAGCGGTGTCCGGCACGCGTCGGACGGCCGATGGATACCTCGTTGCCGAAGTCCGGTCAGTCCGCACCGGCATCCAACTCTATGCGGGTCACGAGGTGGGTAAGCCTGAGATGTCTGTGGTGCGCGTTTACCGCCCGGCCGATCAGGTCTTCGCCGCCGACAGTCTCCAGAGCTTCACGCACGCTCCGGTGACCATGGGCCACCCGGCAGAGGCAGTGACGGCCGACAACTGGAAACAGCTCGCCGTTGGCGAGGTCAGCACCGCGGCCAAGAAGGACGGTGAGTGGGTGCACCTGCCGCTGATCCTAAAGGACGCTGCCGCCATCCGGGCCGTCGAGAGCGGGAAGCGAGAATTGTCCGCCGGCTACACCTGCGAGCTTGTCTGGGGCGACGGCGTGGCACCGGATGGCTCGGCCTTCGACGCCCAGCAATCGAACATCAAGATCAACCATCTCGCCATCGTGGATAAGGCGCGGGCTGGTTCAAAGGCTCGCATCGGCGACGGTGCGAATTCGTGGGGCATTGCCCCTGTGACCAATGATCGCCAACCCGAAAAGGAAAAGATCATGACCCTGAAGACGGTAACCGTCGATGGTATCCCGGTCGAGGTGACCGACCAGGGCGCCACGGTGATCAACACGCTCCAGCAGCGGCTCGTTGATGCCGGAAAGAGGCTGACCGACGGCGAAGCCGCGTCCGCAGCCAAGCTCGCCGATGCGGAGAAGGCTCACGCCGCCGCAATCGACGCCAAGGACAAGGACATCGCCGCCAAGGACGCCGATCTCGCCAAGAAGGATGCGGAGATCGACGCTCTCAAGGCCAAGGTCGTGGACGGCGCAGCACTCGACGCCCTCGTGGCTGCTCGGGCCGATCTCGTCGCCACAGCCAAGGCCATCGCCAAAGACGTCAAGACCGAAGGTCTCAGCGATGCCGATATCCGCAAGGCCGCCGTCGTCGCCAAGCTCGGCGATGCCGCGGTGAAGGATAAGGCCCAGGCTTACATCGATGCCCGTTTCGACATCCTCGCCGAAGACGCGAAGAAGATCGCTGATGCCGATCCTTTCGCCAGCGTGGTCAAGGACGGCATTGTCACCAGTGGTGACGCCGACAAGTCCACGGCCGACGCCTATACGAAGATGATTGCCGACATGAAGGCCGGCAAGTCCACCGCAACGGTCAACTGAGGAGGACGCTTCGATGGCTCCGTACCAGACCACCTACACGAATGCTCCTGCGAAGGGCCTGCATGGTCAGGTCGCCTCCGAGGAGAAGAGCAACCGCATCAGCCGGACCGTCGAAAATTCCGGCGGCGTTCGCTTCGGCCAGCCCGTCCAGCGCGGTGCGGGCGACCACGGCGTTGTCCCGCTCGCCTCCGGCACCTTCATGGGGATCGCCATCCTCAACCCGGCCGTCCCGCCGAGCACGACGCTCGCCGATGCCTACCCGCAGTACTTCACCGGCGCCTTCCTCACGATGGGGCCGATGTACGTGACCGCTGGCGGCAACGTGTCTGACGGCGGCGAGGTCTTCTACAACACCTCGACCCATCGCTACGTCGGCGCTGCCGGCGCGAACATCGTCGGCCCGATCCCGGACGCCGTCTTCGATACCAGCGGCTCGGACGGCCAGATTGTTGAAATCAGTCTCCGTCTCCGCGGCACCATCCACCCCGAAGCCGCGTGATCACGAAAGGACACGAGACAATGAACGAGATCATCCGCCAGCCTTTCGCCGACGCGCAGGCTGCTTTCCCCTTCGTGATCGCGCAGGGGCGAAACATCGAGACCCGAATCTACCAGCGGCGCTACCCGACGTTCAATTACGGGGCTCACGTGCCCGTGGTGACCGAAGGTAACGCATGGGCGATTGGCACGATGTTCTTCACCGTGGACATTGCCGGCGAGGCAAAGTTCATATCCGGTGCTGCCAACGACCTGCCGTTCAGCGCGGCCACCCGTGACCAGGCCGCCCATGACTACGCCATGATCGGCGCAGGCTGGGAGTGGAACCTCGAAGAGGTCAACCAGTCTGCCCTCTACGGCATCCCGCTCAACGACGTGAAGGCGATGAGTTCGTCCCAGTCCATCGAGCGGCTGCTGAACACCATCGCCATGGTCGGCTCGACTGAAAAGAACTGGACCGGTCTCGTCAACAGCCCGGCGGTTTCCCGTGTCGACGTCGCCGCCACCGGCACTGGCTCCTCCACGTTCTGGTCCGCGAAGACCAACGACCAGATCCTGCAGGACATCAACGATCTGCTGGGCAGCATCCGCGACAATACGGCAGAGGTGGAATGGGCTGACAGCCTCCGCCTCCCGCCCGAGGCGTTCCGTCTGCTCAACAACCGTCGCCTTGGCGCGGGTGACGGGGTGCTGAACCTGCTGGACTATCTCCGCAAGAACAACGTCTACACGGCGGAGACCGGCCAGCAGCTCGACATCCAGCCGCTCAGGGAGCTTTCCAGCGCATCGCAGGACGGGGGTGGTCGAATGGTCGCCTATCGTCGTGACGAGGAGGTTCTTCGCTTCCACCTCCCGATGCCGCGCCGCGTCCTCCAGCCCCGCCAGAAGTCCATCATGGGCTTTGAGCAGGGTGTGATCGCACGTACCGGCGGCACGGAGATCCGTCTTCCTGGTGCCGTCGCTTACGCAGACGAAATCAGCGCGCCGTAACGGGAGGATGCTGGCATGAAGGCAACCAACAACAGCCATGCGCTTCAGGGCATACACACCCTCCGCGGCCTCGTCTTCCTGAAACCGGGTGAGGCGCGGGATAACCTCGATCTCAGCGAGGGACAGGCGCGGCGGGCAGGGCGCCTGAAGTTCTTGGACCTCAAAGGCGAGCCGTCGAAAGAGGTCACCGAGGCGCCGGCGGTGGGCGTCGTCCTCGACATGCCTCCGAACGAGGTCGACCAGCTTCGCGGGGAGATCGAGGACAAGGACGCGGAGATCAACCGGCTCACCGCTCTTCTCGCTTCCCGCGACATCGAAATCGCAAAGGGCAAGGAAGAGAAAGCTGACGAGCCGGCGAAGACCGCGCCCGAGGTGATCGCTATGGCCGGTGACCCGAACGTCCCGTTCATGTCGTTCAAATCAGCTGCTGCCAAACTCCTCGGTGACAAGACCCCGTCGAAGAAGGACGAGATCATTGCCGCGCTCGAAGAACTTGCGATGCAGCCGTGACAAACTGCCCGGCGGTTTAACGCCGGGCAAACATCAACGGAGAGTGGCATGGCAGGCTACGGAGATGACGCCGGGTTCGATGCCTGGATGGAAGAAAACGGTTACAAGTTGCCAGCCGATGCCTCGTCGCCGTCCGTGCTTCGTCACCGGGGATCTGTCTATATCGACGGGCTCTACGGTATGCGCTTCGTCGGAGAGAGGACAGGGGGATGGGCGCAGGAACGCGCATGGCCACGCACTGGAGCCTATGCAAACGGAGCACTAATCCCTGGTCAGGTCGTGCCGCTTCCGGTTGTTTACGCGAGTTACGAGGCCGCGCTGCAGGAAGCAAGGGAACCGGGAAGCTTATCGCTCATCGGCTCCGCGGCTGACCGCGTGAAGCGCGAAAAGGTGGACGGCGCGGTCGAGGTCGAGTACCAGCAGGCCTCCTCTGAAAACCTCGCGTTAGCAATGACGCCAGTTATGACGGTGATTGAAGGCTTACTCTCGCCATTCCTCCAGCAAGCCTTCCCGGGAATTCTGGTGGTCTAGCTTTTTGCGCAACCTTCTCGCGTGCCGCGCCTTTTGCATTAAGGCATGACATTCGAGGAGCATCAAAGTGAACAATGACGCGATTTTCGGGATATCCGTCGCTTGGATACTGGCCAACGTCTGGTCAATGTTTGTTGCGCTGATTGTCTTGGTGGCCGGCTGGTTCATCGCGCGGACAATTTCACGCTACGTGACAGGATTTTTGGCGGTTCGATTGAATCACGATCAGACGGTAGCGCCAATCGTAGGCCAAGTCGTTCAGTATGCCATTTTGTTCGTCACGATAATTGTGGTGCTAGGTCAGTTCGGCGTGCAAACAGCCTCAATCCTAGCGGTTCTCGGCGCTGCGGGCCTAGCGATCGCTCTTTCTCTTCAAGGAACGCTGTCGAACATCGCCGCAGGTATAATGTTGGTTTTCCTTCGGCCGTTTAATGCCGGCGACTACATCGATGCGGAGGGTATCGTTGGCACGGTTGTTGAGATCGGACTGTTCTCTACCCAACTGAGAACCAGGGATGGGATCTACATTTTTGCGCCGAATTCGAAGCTATCGAACGCAAAAATCCTGAACTACAGCCGGGAGCGCTCGCGTATCGTCGAGGTGACTTTCAACGTGCCCAGGTCAGCGGACATCGATCAGGTCAGAGCATCAGTTGTTCGGTCGCTACAAACCGACTACTCGGCGTCCGGAGCAAAGCCGGAAGTCCTAGTGGAAACCCTAAGCGATAGTAGTGTGACGCTTTCAGCTAGAGTCCCGGTCAAGAGTGGTGATTGGTGGACAGCGCGATCTGAGATCCAGGAGCGCTTGAAGGAAACGCTGGACGGCGCAGCCTCCTCGAAATCCGGAGCGTAAGAAAGGCGTAGTGGTGGATCCTATGGCGCGTCGCTTCAACTACGGCAAGATGCAGACCAAGGCGACGCGCTTGCTGGCTCGGTTCAATCAAGGCCGAGTCACGTTGCAGCGCAATGTTAATGGCATCCCGCGCCCGCCAGACTGGCCAACATGGGAGCCGTGGCCGGATAGTTCACGGCACCAGCTTTATGAACTGGACGCCGTGGTGAAAGGCGTAAGCGCTAGACTGGTCGATGGCAATGTTGTCATCGCCACCGACCTTGAACTGACCTGCGCCCATAAGATGACGCTGGCTGATGTGGACGGCATCTCGGTCACTCCGGCTGAAGTGGAGTTCGATGCTGCGCTCCTCGATACTCTGGCAATCGACGGCAAGCCCGTCACCATCGTTCGCGATCTGACGGTGCCGGCGGCTGGAACACCGGTGGCGCACAAGTTCATTGTTCGGGACTAACTACGTCGTCGCGGTCGGGCGCGTGATCTGGAGGGGGCAGACATCGTATTCGGTGATCGTCGATCCACGCAATGACTCGATATAGAAACCACCCCATGAACACTGATGCAGCTAAGCCGACGAAGGTGCTGCCGCCTCCGAGGTAAGGCTCTGTGCGCTCGGATATTGCGAAAAAGACCAGTATCGGAGCCCACATCCACACCATCAGCAAAGCCCACATGGCGAAAAACGACACAGCGAATGAAGCGGCCCAAAACGCTAGGGCGGGAAATGGACTAGCAAATAAATTCCAGCTATCGGTGAAGCAAAACGCTGGGCCACAGACACTATCCAGGAACGACGCCACTGCAATGATCACAGTAAACTGCAACAGCGATCCCGCAATTGCTGTCGGTTTCCGGTCTTGCGCGCTACGCAAAGATTCTTTGAGAAAACCTCGCACGATACTGATCCTTTGGTAGGAAGCCGCATGCTCAAACGATTATCACCTCGGGAGCTACTGGAACAGGTCGCCGCTGATTGGGTGCCGCTGATCCGCGTGGCTTGGATTGAGGCGATCGGGGGCATCGCCTCTCACATTGTGCTTAAGCGCATTGTCGAGCGTCTTGAACGAGGAGACGTAGCCGGGGCGGTTAGCGATCTCGGTATAGACGATGGGGCCTTCGCCAAATTCGAGCAGGCGCTGATCCAGGCCTACCATTCAGGAGGTATCGCGACGGTAGGAAACCTACCGGCATTGCGCGATCCAAGTGGCAATAGCATTCATTTCAGTTGGGGCGTGCGCAATCTGCCAGCAGAACAGGCCATGCGGCTGCATGCGGCCGAACTCGTTACGCGAATTGCAGGTGATATGCGCGACGGGATTCGCCACACCCTGGTTGATAACCTGGCGAGAGGCCGAAGCCCTTATGAGGCAGGCCGGATCCTGGCCGGCCGCGTGAACCGGGCGACGGGCAGGCGCGAAGGTGGCCTCATCGGTCTGTCGAGCCCGCAGATGGAAACGGTTGTCCGAATTGAGCGCGCCATGCGCGAAGGCGATACGGCCTACATGCGCGAATATCTAGGGTTCGCGAACCGCGACAAACGGCTTGACCGAACCGTGATGAGGGCGATCCGGGAGGGACGGGGACTAAGGCCGGAGGAGGTCGAGCGCGTTACGAGGCTCTACAGCAACAAGGCGCTGAAGCTGCGCGGGGATACGATCGCCATTCTGGAGACGCACTCGGCGCTGGAACGGGCCAAACGGGATGCCTTCCAGCAGCAGATCGATGAGAGCAAGCTCGACGCGGCGGACGTGACGAAAATCTGGCGCCGCACAGTTAGCCGCGAGCCAAGGCAGATGCATCTCGCGATGGTGGGGACGGGCGTCCAATTCAATGAGCCTTTCACCCTCCCTGATGGGATCCAGTGCTCCGGTCCATTCGACCCGACGTTGCCGGCGCGCCACGTCGTCGGCTGCAAATGCGGCTTGGACTATCACATCCGGTTCGGCGCGGCCGAGTTGCGCCGGTTCCGCGAGGGCAGGGGTGGCTAGCCAGTTTTCCGCGACGGTGGGCGAGTGGGTCCGCAAGGTCCAGGCAGCTGAGAAGATCATATTCCAGCGCGCGGCACAGCGGATGGCGCACGAGATGACGGATGAGGTGACGAGGCTGGTCTACGATGAGCCGCCGACGCCGAACTATCCGCGCAGGACTGGTTTCCTTCGGGCATCGCTGGTCGCCTCGACAACTGAGATGCCCCGGCTGAGTGTCGATAATCCGGGCAGTGCCGCTGCGATGGACTTTGGCCCGATCGAACTGGTCATCAATGGTTCCGATGTCGGTGACACGCTCTATCTGGGCTACACGGCGCGATACGGAGCCTATGTTCACTCCGGGGTCAGTGGCTACGGCATGTATGGACATGTCGGCGCGCAGGCTCCGCGGCCGTGGGTCGATCTTGTCGTGCAGCGCTGGCAGCAGATCGTTTCGGAAGTCGCCGCCGGAGTGAAGGCGGAAGCGGGGCTTTAATATGCCATCGATCGAGACTTGCATATCGCAGGCCATACGGGCCCGCGTGGCGACGATCTCGTTGCCGTATCCAGTGATCTGGACAGATGGAGAACCGGTCGCAGTCCCTGCCTCTGGTGGACAACCCGTCCCATTCATTGAGGCTCACCACGAGCCGAACCGGAACGCCAGGCCATTTATCGGATCGAAAGATGCGAGTGAGCGGCGCGGTATCCTTCTGCTCACTCTTTGCTGGCCGATTGCCAAAGTTGGGACGGGATCGGGCAAGACGCACAAGGATGCCATCCGCGAGATGGCGGCATCGAACATCGCCGGGCACTTCTTCACAGACGTCTCTATGACGTTCCAAGGCATCCGCGTCCGCGTGATGAAAGTTCCGGATGTCCTCGGCTCATATCGCGATGATGCGTATCTGCGAACGCAGGTCAGCATCCAACTGGAAACCCAGAGATAGGAGGCTTTCATGGCCTGCAGGGAATGTGTCGAACGCCGCGAAAAACTGATCGACGCGGTGCTTGAAGGCCGGATCGCGGCCGCCACTCGTCACGCAATCAAAGGCGCGGCCGAGATGGTCGGACTGAAGGAAAAAACGGCGTCTGTGGAGGACGCTGTGCTGGCCGCCGACAATGGTGGGGAAGTCGAAGCCCCGGTGGGGATCGATCACCCTTCGAAGAAATCGCGAGCACCGCGCTCGTAGTCGATCCCGGCTCAGACCGGTCAACCGCCCGCTTTCCGGCGGGCTTTTTTCATAGGAGAAAGCCCATGGCTCTCGCAAAAATAGCCGGGACAGCGATCTATATCGGTGGCCCCATCGATTATCAGACCGAGTACGAGGCGGCCGATTTCACCGGCCAGTCTTGGACCCGCATCACTCAGGCAACGAACATCGGTGATCTGGGCGCGGAACAGGCCATGATTTCTCAGGCCATCGTGGACAACAACACGACGCTCTATGCCAAGGGAACGATCTCGTTCCCCATTATGACCAACACGTTCGCCCCGCTCCCCGGCGACGCAGGTCAGACGAACTTTGCGCAGGCGCAGAAGGCATGCAAGCCCTACGCCTTCCGTATCGTTTGGGGAAGCGATTGTGAGGAAATCTCCACAGTCGCCATCTCGGTCGCAACGCCCGGCGTCGTGACGTGGGCCGGTCATGGCTTCGCCAACGGCACGCCCGTGGTTTTCACGACCACTGGTGCGCTTCCAACGGGTCTGACTGCTGGCGTCACGTACTATGTGGTTGACGCAGCAACGGACGCGTTTTCGGTCGCAGCGACACCCGGAGGTGCGGCGATCGACACAACGGCGGCCGGAAGCGGCACACACACAGCGACTGCCGTTCCGGTCGGTGAGACCGACTACATCGCCGGGTACGCACTTTTCGGGACCAAGACCGGCGGCGACTCTTCGGCGGCGCGTCTGTGGAACGCGCCCATCCAGCCGATTGCACTCGCGGTAACCGTCTGACCCTATGCCCGGCAACGGGCGGGCCGGGGTACGCGCGGGTTCACGCTGCCTCGGCCCACATTGAACCCACTTTGAACCTGGAGAAACGAAATGTTTGACTTTGATCTCGCCGACAAACCTGTGAACGTCAACGACGGCGAATGGGTAGGTGATCTGCCGAGCCATCCCGGCGTTAAGTTCCGGGTCCGGTCGAACGCCTACAAGCCCTTCGAGGTGGCCCACAACCGTCTGCTCCGCTCCTTCGGAAAGCGAGCTGCACAGGCCTATACGACGCCCGAGTACCAGAAGGGCCTCGGCGCGCTTCTGGCAGAGCATATCCTGCTCGACTGGGAAAACGCTGTCTCTCGTGAAGGCGCTCAGCAGCCATATTCCAAGGAGCTTGCGGTGCAAGTGCTGACCTCCATCGACGAACGCGGTATGGGTAAGACCTTCCGCGAGGCCGTGGCCTACGCCGCCGGCGTCGTCGCTGACAGACACATCGGCCTTGTGGACGAAATCGCGGGGGAGTAGCGGCGGTCTTGCACTGGCACCTCGCGCACCCAAACGCAGAGGCGCGGCGCAAGGCTCTTGAGGAAAAGAACTGGCGGGTACCGGAGCACCTGTACCCGCCGGATCTACCAATCGGCACAGAGCAATGGTGGAATGATTTCCACGAGTTGAGCACCGATCGGCAGATGTCGATGTCTGTTGGACCGATCCCGGCGGCCAGCATCGATAGACATATCGCCGGTTGGTCCGACGACGATGCGGGAATGTTTCGCGCCGTCATTCGGGCGATGGACCGCGTGTATCTTCAGCATAGCAGATCAGATCCAGACGCGCCTGAGAGCGACAATCCGACGAGAGATGCGTTCAGGGCTACGATGGGTCGGTAATTGGTTGTGCTCGCTGTCAGAGGGGACGGAAGTCGACCAAGTCAAAATATACCAAGAATTGCGCCGATGCGTTTCCTGTGCAATCCTGCGTTTTCGGGGTTGCATAGGAGGGGATATGAAAGCGCTCATATGGTGTGTTGCTGCGGTTCTAGCAGGCGCAACAATCGCGAATGCGCACGGTGGCGGATGCCGCAAGGATTCACCACCTGGCCAGTGTTGTCACATGGACCGTAAAGCGGGCACGATGCATTGTCATTGAGAGTGTTCGTTGGGGTAGTGCTCTCTGCAGCACTCGTATCCGTCTCGGCGAGTGCTCAAGGACCGATCATCGGCCGCGCTTCTGTTGTCGACGGTGACACTATCGAAATTGCTGGCGTGCGCATCCGGTTCAACGGTATCGACGCGCCCGAAAGCTGGCAACGATGTGCTGACGAGAATGGCGCACAGTATCGTTGCGGAAGGGATGCGGCGTTTGCGTTAGACGGCTGGCTGGCGGAATCGAGGCCTACTCGCTGTGAGTTTGTCGAGCGCGACCGCTACAAGAGATTCGTTGGAACCTGCTTTCGCGCCGATGGGCGCGAGGTCAACCGCTGGCTCGTTGAGAGCGGTAACGCTGTGGATTGGCCGCGATACAGCGATGGGCTCTATGACGATGCGCAAAGGCTCGCGAAGACCAAACGACGAGGCATTTGGCGCGGAAGCTTTACCGAGCCGTGCCTCGCGCGTGCCGAGAAGGCAAAGCGGAGACCAAGCTGCTGAATTGCAAAATCCCGCTAAGGGGGCGGGGTGTTACCGTCATCGCGCTTTGATGCCTTCGCACCGGAGCTGTGATGTGGTCGCCTCGAATTTACGCTGATCGCCGGCGCGCATGTCGAGATGGCGAGGACAGGCGCCATTCGCCTTATGAGGCTCGAACATAAGGCAACCAGAACGGCGGTTCTTGGGTCGCTTTCGCTTGTGATGCATTAGATTCTCCGATTGCCGGCGCGGCCTCTCGCCGCGCGGGTATCTTCGGAGAGGGTGATATCGTCGCGCTCATTCACGCGGCTCGCAAGGTAGGAATGGTGGAAACGTCAACGTCTCGCTCAGCGTGCCATGCGTCGTATGCGGCCTGCATGCGAAGCCAGATAGCGGGTCCGTCGCCAAACATCTTGCCGAGGCGAGCGGCAACGTTCGGGGAAACCGGCTTCTTCTCGCGAAGGATGTCATAAAGCTGCTGGCGCGAGATACCGAGCAGCTCGGCGATTTCCACCTTCGTCTTTCCCGTTGCCGGGATAATGTCGTCCAGCAAAGCCCCAGGGTGAGAGGGGCACCTAGAGATGGGCCTCGTCGTTTCGATAACGGGCATGGTCGTCATTCCCTCAATCTGGGCCGCCTCAATGGTATTGCTCGAAATCGACACGGGCGGCGTCCTTGCCGTCGAATTCGAAAGTGATGCACCACGGGCCGTTCACGTGGACCGTGTAGCGAGTTGGGTCAAAGCCTTTGAGAGCGTGGAAATCGAAGCCGGGAAGGTTCATGTCTTCCGGGCTCTCCGATTGCTCCAGACGGTCAAGCCGAACGAGAATGCGCTTATGCATTTTGGCGTCGATCTTGCCGGTTTTCCCGGTCCCGAAGAGGTCTGCCAGCGCCTTGTTCTTGAACGACTTGATCATGACTTATGTAAGCTAACCGCGTACATTTTGTCAAGAGAGTGTAAGCAAGAAATGGACACTAAGGGGCGAGGTTCCGAGGGGTGAAACCCCTGGCTTGTCGAAACGGTCCATGCCATGGACTGGCAGAGGTACAGCAAAGGTGCGTATGCCGATGCGCAGGACCGCGCCTAGGCTGGGCAGTTGGTGATATGGCGCGGCGTGTTCACGGAGCAATGTGTAGCAGGAGCCGAGCGGGCAAAACGGAAACCGAGTTGTTAAGGCGAGGACCTCTTATTCAGTCGAAATGCCGATTTCTTCCGCAGCCTCTGGGCAGAGCAGGGCGAACTGCCCTTCAATCGGAGGATATCCACTAGCACAGGATGTATCTTCGCCGTCTGGGCGAGGGAACGTTAGCTGCACTGGATCGGAACCCGGCTTGTAGAAAATGAGAGACTTCGTTTCGCAATTCGCCGAAGCGGAGAATTGTTGGCCGCCAGACTGGTGAAGATACTTGAGGGCGCATTGGTCGACGGTGAGCTTTCCACCATAAGCGATGGTCTCGCCGCCAGGGTCTCTCAAGCAGTATTCGGCGAAGTCCGCTTGAGTGGTTATGCCACGCAAGACGGCGTTTACGCTGTTGACGCCTATCCGCTCTGTCAGGGTGGCATTCCAGCCCTTGCAGGAGGCAAGAGGGAAGTCGCCGGCAGCGACGCCTGCCGAAAGCGGGAACTGCAGTGTAGCCACGAAGAAGAGGTAAGCAAACGCGGATTTCATATATGCCTCTTTGTTACTGTGCCTTACCACCAGTTGTGGACGATGTTGGCGCCTGAGGCGGGAGGAATGGTGCGCATTCTAGCGTCAAAAGAGCCCAGCCAAGATTGGTATGTACTCGGTAAGTTTAGCTATTGCCCATGTGGCTGCCTGGCCCGCTGCGGTCTCAGCAAATTGCGTGGCAATCCATGTAAGAGCAGATCCGACAAGTGCGACTAATGCGGCTACCCGAACCTGCGTAGCCTGGAGTAGTCTCCGAGCAGCGCTGATCTCTGCAACAACACGGTTCTTTTCCTCTGGGTTGCCTTGATTGATTTGCTGGAGTTTGGTTTCGACGTCCTGAAGCGCGTCATCAGTGTGCTGATGCGCCTGGGAATTGTGATCGAGACCGACGACACGATCCGACGCGGGAATTTCGTGGTCGGTGCCTGATGGGACCGGATTGTTCAGTCGTTTCCTGAGGTAGCGGCGAAGTTCGCTAACATGCGGGTCAAACAAGTGTCTCGTGAGTTCGTGCAAAATGTCGTCAATGCTACGCGACCGGCTATGGAAGAACCTGTGCGCAAACTGCCAACCGCTATCGTCCCGATCTGTCAACGATTCAAACAGATTGAGTTGACCGGAGAGCGACTGCTCAACGTCGTCGGGCCAATTGAGCAAGCCCGAGCCGACCATCCCTCTGCCTTCTTGGATTACCTCGCTCTCCACGCGCTCGATTGGTAACAAGGCGCGGAGCCAGGATACCCGTCGTGAGATAGGGGGCGGCGCTTCATCGAGCGCACGAAGCCATTGTCTCATCAGACGCGCGAAATCTTGATGGCGTGCCCCACTAACAAGGTTTGCACGTTCATCGAACTCTTCAAAGAAATCACGAACGTCCTCGTCCATCCTGCCCCTCCTGCGGAGATCGACATGCGCATCTCAGTGCACAAAGATGACCCCGGTTATCGCCCCATAGATGAATTGCGATCCTACGAAATCTATCTCGATGGAGTCCAGCAGCGTGACGTCCTGACCGCCGATGAAGATGAAGGCTTCGTTCTTCGATATAGAAGGGGTCGAGACGAAAAACTGGTGGTATTTGACGATCTCCTGCAGGAGGAGCGTGTGGAGGGAGTTGTTCTTGTGGAGACGGCCAGCATAATTGTCTCCAGCGATACCAACACCAATCGTGGGAATATCACCGTCTCGGTGGGGACGACGGTTGTACCGAGCAAGACGCTCACCAGCGTGTGGTTGGGCGTCGAAGACATGGATGAAGGGGAGGGCGTGTGACGGCGGAGTGGATCGACAACTGGCTACGCACTGGTGCCCTGCCCGATGGCCGCCGTCCTTATGAGGTGTATATCGGTGAGGATGGTGCTTACGCTTGTTTTGCCCCCGAGGTCTTGTCCAGAAAGGAAATGGGCCTCAATACCCCATGGCCCGGTGATCCGCCCGCAGACGACGGGTTCCAGCCAGATTGGATACGCATCTAACATCAACCGGCGCTGGCTATTTCTGGCTATTGAAGGGCGCCTCTTCGGGGCCGCCTTCATTCACGTTCAATGGTCGCCTCGTGCTCGTATGAGCGGCCGACGAAGAGCAAAACTGCGCCAAGAAGCCCGAGCAATATCCAGACGCCTATGCCGTATTGCAACATATACGTGAGGTTCGCGCGTCCACCCGGCGATATTTCGTCCAAAAAGCGCCAGTAAGAGATCATTGACATTGTCGGGCCGGCTACGAGAAGCGCCGCGCCAGCTTTCCCGGTGTTCGTCAACCGAACTTTCGACTTCACGAATATCTTCACTTCGCCCCCAAGCTTTGTGGTGCGGACGATATCTCACGTAACCGTCAAAGGTAAAGCCGATGACCTTTTCTGCACTCGGCATTTCCATCGAGACGCGCGGGGCGGATGAAACCGCACGCCGTCTTGGTGCTGTCTCTGCTGCTGCCAAGAACGTCGATACATCTGTTGAGAAGATGGTACCGTCTGTCGAAAAGGCCGTTTCCGGCATCAATAAACTTGGTCGCGAAGCCAAGAGCACAGAAGGGGCCGTCGCAAATCTCGCCAGCCGAGCGCTGACGGGTTTTAACGCTATCGCCCAGCGTGCGGCCATCGAAGCCGAACATATTGCCCGTCAAATTGAGCGCATGACGATGCACGATCTGCGTGCGGCCGACATCGCGGCATATGGTGCGGAGCTTGATCGGCTAAGAGCGAAGTACAATCCTCTTTTCGCAGCGTCGAAGCAATATGAGCGTTCACTAGACGACCTCAACCACGCAGTGCGGGTAGGCGCAATCAGCGCGCGCGAGCACGGCGAGGCGCTTAATACGCTCAATAGTAAATACCAGATGGCGACGACGGCGGCCAACGAGTTTGCCCGCGCTGCGCGGCACGCGGCGGCTGAGCAGTCTGCAAGCGTTGCACGGTCCTCGCAGAACGCGATCAATGCGCAGCTCGGCGTGAGGACAGATTTCGGCGGCGCGACCCGCGGTGCTGACATCGCTGCATACGGTGCTGAAATCGATACTCTACGCGCGAAGTTCAACCCGTTGTTCGCACTGTCGAAGCAATATGAGCAGGAACTGAACGAGCTCAACCGGGCGCACAAGGTGGGCGCAATCAGCGCGCGTGAGCATGGTGCGGCACTTACTGATCTGAACGCGCGCTATCAGGTGGCGGCGAATGGGGCCAAGGGCTACACCGCGAGCGCAGGCATGGCGCGTGCTCAGACGCAGAACCTGATGTTCCAGATGCAAGACATCTCGATGATGATGATGATGGGGCAGAACCCCTTCATGCTGTGGGCGCAGCAGATCGGTCAGGTGACGATGTATGGCGGCAAGCTGACTGGAGTTATGGCCGCACTCAAGCAAATGATTGGAGGACTGCTATCCCCGTTGGGGCTTCTCGCGACCTTATTTATCTTCGCCGGAAGCGCCGCGATATCATACTTCACGAATGCCTCCGGCGGCGCGAAAACCGTCGATGACATTCTGCAGGAGCATAAGCGGAACATTGAGGAGATTGGCCCGGCATATCAAAAAGCAGCTGAAGCTCAGAGGAAATATGTCGAGCAGAGCCCATCCATCCTGGAAGCAAGACTGAGGGACGACGCGCGCAACGCCGCACAAGCGATTTTGGAAGCGTCCCAACAAGCTGTAGCCGACATCCAGGCGGCAATGTTCCGCGAGCAAACCGGCGCAAGCGGTATGGGATTCATGGCGTCGAGGTTCAACGGCGCGAGGGTTGCGATCGGCGAGTTTGTCAACTCTGTAAGCGCCGGTAGCCCAAAAATTCGGGAATTTCAGGAGGCCATCATCAGGCTGTCTGAGGCTGGCGTTATTTCGGAATCCGTGGCGAAGGAGCTGCGCGATCTGACCAATGAGGCCTTGCGGTCGTTTGAGAGTTTGTCGGCAGTCAAGGGGCTAGACCAGTCTGCCCTCGCGTTTCAGAACCTCCAGAATGCCATCGATCGAGTGAACCCATATGATCTCACAGGCCGACTGGCGCGCTTGGAGGGGAGTTTAACGGAACTCTCTCGCGGCATGCAGTCGGGGACAATCACTGCCCAGGACCTCCAGAGATCAATTGTCGCGCTTTCTTCTGCCAACCCAGATATGTCGGCAGCGATCGAAGAATTTGGGCGACTAGGTCTCGCAGCGTTGACTGCAAAGGCGAACGTGGATGCGCTGAACAGTGCAGTTCAAACGACGGCGAAGACGGGGCGTCTCCCTTCCTTCGGTGGCCAGGCTGAGGAAAGAGACTTCTTTCTGCGGCTTGATACCAGTCTCGCCGATAAACTCAGGCAGCAGCACGACCAGCTTGAAGCGGCTGCGAAACGATCTGCAAAGGCCGGGCAGTCCGCTGCAAACGCGTATCGCGATGTAGTGAAAGGTGCCCAAGATCGCATCGAGCAAATGAAGCTCGAAATGGAGATGGTCGGCAAGACGGGTGGCGAAGCTGAACGCTACCGGATGCAGTTGGATCTCATCCAGAAGGCAACGGACAAGGGGCGCACCCTGACCGCTGATCAGCTCGCCCAGCTGAAAGACCTTGCTGCGCAGTACGGGGAGGTTGCCGCGGCGATCGAGGCGGCCCGAGCCGTCGAACAGCTTGAGTTCGATCGAGGGCAGATGTTCCGGAACGATACCGATCGCGCCGTGTACGCGCAGCTCCGCCAGATCGGCCTCGACCTCAACAGCATCGACGGTCAGCGCGTCGCCGACGCGATACGGATCAACAAGCAGATGGAGGATCAACGCGATGCCGCGGAGGAGATCGCCGCAATTTTCTCGGATATGTTCTCCGGACCGATCAAAGACGCGGATGAATTTTTCAGCAGGCTGACGAGCGGCTTCGCCAAGATCGCCCAGGCCAACATCGACAAGTTCTTCGAGAACATGTTCACCGGTCGCGGCGGGGCTTCCGGTGTGAGCGGCAATGTCGCGACCGTCAAGACCGGGCTTCTTGATCAGATTGGCGGATGGCTTGACGGCATCCTCTCGAACCGGAAGGTCATCGCTGCGCAGAACAAGGCGATTACCACGGCCGCCTCGCAAATTCCGGCCAAGCCTCTCGTCGGTGCAATTTCGAGCGTCGGCACGGCCGTCACCAAAACCACGTCGACGATCGGCACCACGCTCACCTCTTACCTTGATGCGCTGAAGAAGGTCGAAAGCAGCAACAACTATTTTGCCACGGGTCCCGTCACCCGCTCAGGTGACCGCGCGTACGGTGCCTATCAGGTCATGGGCCGGAATATCCCATCCTGGACGGAGGAGGCCTTGGGGCGCTCGCTGTCCGTCAATGAGTTTCTGGCCGACCGTGTAGCGCAGGACAAGACCGCCTCCTACCAGTTCAGCAAGCTCTATGACCGGTTCGGGACCTGGAACGACGCGATCAGCGGATGGTTTTCGGGCCAGCCCCTTTCCAAGGCTCGCACGAGGAGCGACGGCTACAATACGACCGAGCAGTATGTCGCGAAGGTGAATAATGCACTTGGTGACACTGGCGGCATCCAGAATGCGGTGAAGATCGGCGCAAAGGCCGGCGTGGAAACAGGTATCACCAACGTCGCGACGGGCAGCACCAGCGCTGGCGTTCAGGCGCCTGGAATGGCGCAGGGCGGCATGGGAGGCCTCCGCGGCATGCTCGGGAATGCCCTGAGCGGCTTCAGCCTCGGACTCCAGTCCGAGAACGGCGCGATGGGTGGCCTTGGCGGCGCGATCTCCGGCTTCATGTCTGGCGGACCGCTCGGTGCGGTAATTGGCGGCATCGCTGGCTTGCTCGGCGGCATCTTCGGAAAATCGCGTCGCAAGCGGCAGGAGCGTGAACAGGCGCGCGCCGAGCTGGAATCCCAGCGTGGCGCGATCCAGTCCCTTCTCGATGCCGCCATGGGCACGCCTTCGGGTGAATTCGAATCCTCCTGGCGCCAGATGTCGGACGAGATCGCCAAGGCACGTAAGCTGGCATCCAAGGCTGGAGACAGCGCACTGGTTAAGGAGCTGGATCTCGCTTCGAAGACCTTCTTCGACTTCCTCGTCGATGATTGGCGGCGCGGTCTCGACGGCGTGATGAAGGCCATGGAAAGCGGGCACGGCATGGAGGGTGCCTTTGTCCGCGCGCAGAAGGCGATCACCGATCTGGCGGACACGCTTGTCGGTTTTGTCGAGGACGCGAAGTGGTTCGCGGAAACCGGCGGCGATTACGAGAAGGCGAAGCTGACGAAGCCCGCCAACGACAACGGCCCCCCGGGTTCTGGCCCCGGATGGTACGAAGAGATCCAGCGCGAGCAGGGCATCATGACCGACGCCTATCGTGTTGCCGTCGAGCGCTATAAGGGCGAGCTGGAAAAGCTCGGTATCGAGGCGATCATCAAGACGGGGACGGGTCGTGATGCGCGGGAGATCGCGGCTTTCGCATCCATCGAAGACCTGATGAAGAAGATGGAAAGCCTGGGCGTCGCCTTCGACGATCTCGGAAACATCCTCACGGCCGACGAGGTCAAGGAGCGGGCGGACCGGGAGAAGGAGTTGCAGCGCGCGATCAAGGATGCGCAGGAGGCCGCCCAGCAGATGGCCTTGAAGCAACTCACCGGCGCGGACGAATTCACGGCGATCGAGACCGAGATACAGCGCCTGCAAGGCACGGCGGCCGGTCTCCAGACGACCCTCGAAAAGCTCGGCATGACGGCGGATGAGGCGGCTGACGCCATCGCCAAGGGCCTGACGGAAGCGCTGGCGAAGCTGCGCGACGACTATGTGAAGGACATGGAGCGCTCGATCAACGCTCTTTCCGACAAGGGCTTCCTCAATGACATGATGGATGCGCAGGCGCTCTACAAGGAACGTCTGAAGGACGCCAAGGCGCTCGGTATCTCCAGCTCACTCGCGATGCAGGAGTTCTCGCTGTCTCTCGCCTCGATCGCCACTGAATCAGACGTCGCCGCGGCCGATCTTCGAAAGTATGCCAAGGAGCTTGGTATTCCGCTGTCGTTCCTGAAGGATGCGGTATCCAAGCTGAAGGAACTGGAGACCGAGCGGCTGGCGCAGGAGGCGGCGCAGGCGACCGAAAAGCGTGTGGCCGATGCGCGCTCCGAGATCGATCGCCTCAAGTCCGCTTTCGACAGCGCGATTTCGGCCTTCCGTTCGTTTGCCAAGGACGTGAAGGATTTCCGCGAAAGCATCCGTCTCGACAGCAGCCTTTCGACGCTTTCGGCGACGGAACGCCTGGCTGAGGCGCGCCGGCAGTATCAGAGCACGCTCTCTCTCGCCAATCAGGGCGACAGGGACGCGATGTCCCGGCTGACCGATGTGAGCCGTGCCTATCTCGACCAGGCCAAGCAGTATTATGCGTCGAGCGCGGATTATGCGGCGATCTTCAACAGCGTCGATTCGGCGCTGGCTAAGGCAGGGGCGAAGGCCGACGAGCAGGTCACGGCCGCACAGAAGCAGATCGATCTTCTCGCGCGGCAGATCAGTTCGCTCCAGACGGTCAATGAGAGCGTCCTGACCGTCGCGCGACTGACGAGCAAGCTGACAGACGCTGTGACGAACTACTTCAGCGTCGGGGGCAAGAAATTCTCGTCGGGCGGATACACCGGCGATATCGGCATCAACGATGTCGCCGGTGTCGTGCATGGACGGGAGTTCGTCGCCAATGCCCGCACGACGGCGATGTACCGGCCACAGCTGGAGGCGATGCAGGCCGGGACGTTCCGACCCACCGTCGTTGCCGCAGGGAACGACAACAGTGAGGCGTTGCGGGAGGTTGCTCGCTCAGTCGCAGCCGCCGGCAATGCGCAGGTCGTGGCGATCCGTGAGGAAATGGCGGGCCTTCGCAGCGAGGTCGCCGCGCTTCGCCGTGAAACGCAGATCGCCGGCGACAAGAAAAACCGAGGCGCAGGAGGAAATCGCTGATGCCCTTGACCCGTTACGCCTCCACCAAGATGACCGATCATCTGCTCGGCAACGGCACATTCGCCATGCCCTCGCAGATATGGCTCGGTCTGCATGACGCCTCGCCGACGACGTCCGGTTCGTTTGATGACGAGATCGGGATCGTCGGCACGGGATATGGCCGTGCTCAGGTGACCGGCAAGATGTCGCTGGCCGATCTCCTGACCGGCCTTGCTGTCCTGACGGCGCCGATCAACATCGGTCCGGCACTGTCGGACTGGGGCACGATCACGCATATCTCGATTTCCGATGCGCCAGCGGGCGGTAATATGCTGTTCTTCGGTGCGCTATCGGAAGCGCAGGTCATCATGTCGGGCGGCACGTTCCAACGTGTCGCCGGGCAGATCCAGTTCCGTCTCGTCTGATCCTTCATGTTCGGCTCCTCACCCTTTGGCGCCGTCCCGTTCGGAGCGGCGGGCGGGATGTCTGCACCGCCGACGGTCGCGGCAGACCCTTTCGTCGAGGGCGTTGCCCATGTCGACGTGACCGGTTTCAACGCCGTCTCCGCAATGCTGGAGCGGTCACGCGGCGAGACAGCCTATGGCGCGGTCATCCGCCCATGGCGGTTGGGTGATCGCTGATGTTCGGGCTTCGTCCATTCGGCTCGCTTCCCTTCGGCGCGGCACCCGTCGCATCCGATGCGCCGACCATCATCGTCGCGGAAGCGCAGCTTGTCATCACCGGTTCCTACAGCGTCTACGTTTCGACGCGGGAGTTCATCACGGATTCGACGGACGACCCGCCTCGCCAGCCGTTCGACGGGACGCTTGACCATCCGCTCCAGTTTCAGCGGTCGATCAATTCCGACGGCTTCTCCGGTTTCATCCAGGGGCAGGGGAGCATGGTCGTCAAAAACGCAGACGGGGCTTACGACTTCCTGCCGCAGTTCTACGCGCTGGACGGGCGCGACCAGATGGTGAGGTTCGGTATCCCGGGGACGCCTTATCGGGACTGGATCACCATCTTCGCCGGGACGGCCTCCGATTACCATGTCGACGAGGACGGTTTCAGCGTCGTGCTGCAGGACTATGGCTACAAGTTCGACGTGCCGTTGCAGAGCAATGCCTATGCCGGGACCGGAGGTGTCGAAGGCGGCGAGGATCTGACGGGCAAGCGCAAACCGCTGTCCTACGGATATGTCGCCAACATCACGCCGGTGCTCGTGTCGGCGGTAGCGCAGCTCTATCAGGTGCATGACGGGCAGGTGAATGCCATCCGGGCTGTGTATACCAATGCCGCGGCGCTGACCTTCGGCGTGGATCATGCGACACCCGCCGCGCTCATGGCTGGCACGGTCAGCGAGGGGCATTTCGACACCTGCCTTGCGGCGGGACTGTTCCGTATCCGCTTCCTGCTCGACGGCGACGTCGTGACCTGCGATGTCGAGGGGGACGCGCTGGACGGCATCTTCGTCTCCACTGTTTCAGGTATCGTTCGACGCATCGCCTCGCGCTTCCTGCAGACGTCGAGCGAGCCGGTCTATGAACGTAAGCGCGACGAACACCCCACCTTTTAACGGCGCGATTTGGGCTTGAGATTCTGCTCGTTGATTTGGAAGGACGATTTTCAATGGACGAGCGGAGCGATGGTGCCAGGCTTGAAGCCATGT